GTGTGTTTGTTTCATCGCTCGCCCTCCTCATGCTCTTTCTTGCGTTGCTCGATAACCCGGGACAACTGCGCCATCCTCGCCATCAGTGCGGTGTACCGTTCTTTTTCTCGCATCGTCAGGTACACAAACAACCGTTGGCGCAACTCGCGAACCTCTGCGCTGATTTGCATCAGGTCAGCGTCAATCGTTGGCTTACTCATCGATGTCACCGTTGAAGACTGAGCCGACCCAGTGCGTATCACACATGGCATCGACGTGGCTCTCGGTCTTCTCGAAGGTGAACGAACAGCCACACGGTGCGGTCACTGTGATTGAGCCAATCCACGGCTTTTGCACCATGCGACGAATGGATTGCTCCAACTCCATAGCCTGCTCGTTGGTGTACGTGGCCGCTGCGTTGCGCTGACGTGTCGCAATCTTTACGCGGTACGTGGCTGCCTTCATTGCAAACAGCCAAATCAGATAATAGTTGTCCATCGCGATGCCTTTCTGTGTATGCGAAGCGCCGACCACGATGGTCGGCGCTGGGTTCCCGTTGTTTAGCCGATGTAGAACTTGGTAGCCGTGCGCTCCTGAATCGGTGCCATACCGCGGCACAACGATTCGAGACGCTTAGCAACCCGTCCCGCCGCTGCATAGTTGCCGTTCCACATGTGCAAACGGATGCGTGCGCCCCAATTGTTGTAGATGCGCTCAGCCTTGGCCAGTCGTTGTTCGTCGTGTGTCATGTTCGTAACCTTTCATATGCGATGCAATTCCCAACCATCTGTATATTACCACATACAATCATCTTGTCAACTGCTATTTTTGATGAGTTTTCGACGAGTTTTTGCAATGCTACAATAAAGAGCAACAACAGCCGGTCACAAGATATCGTAATCATGCCCGACTGTAGGCTCTGCTCAGTGACGACTGGCGCAGTGTTTGACGAGCGTGCACCTAACGGCAACCACTGCGCAAACAGCAGAAACAAAGAGCCTCGCATCCAAACCGGTGCGGGGTTCTTTGCATACACCAACGCCGCCCCGTGATGGAGCGGCGTTGATGCAGGACACAATATAAACCCGGACATCCCGGGAATGTTTTGATTATACACCAACGCCGCCCCGTGATGGAGCGGCGTTGATGCAGATGACCGTCAGCGGGAAAGGCACCGCGTACGACATCTTCATTGTATCACCACGATGCAGTCCTGCCAAGAATAGAACACCGCGGCGATACGCTGATTATACTACGGTTTCGCTGGCCACGTCGTCACATTCCACACAATGTTTTCGGTGATGTCTCGCAGTTCTTGACGATAGACGCGCCACGCTTCCACCTGCGCCTCGGTAAGATTCACATCGGGCAATTGCGTGTAATCGGAATTAACGAGCCGTAGATTGCGTTCTGTGCGGAGTGCTTGCATTGCCTGCGCTTCGGTGTACGGTCGTTCCTCGACGTCGGCACCGTCGGGAAGTACTGGGTAGTACTCGCCGTACTCATCGAAGTATTCGTACGAGATCGCGACGGGGTTATAAATCCGGTAAATCATAACAGCACCATGTGCAATATAGGCGATTCGCCAGCGGTGTCTTCGGTTACAACTTGAAGCGTGTGCGTGCCTGTTTGAGTATGCGCTCGATACTGCACCACGTCGCCGGCTTTAAAAAATCGGGTAGCGGGGTGTCGAAACTTCACATCTCTCTGCGCTCCCGTGCCCATTGAGCAGACGTCGACAGAATTGACGACTAAATCACCGTGGATATTGTCGCGTACAGCCAAAGAGCCGATGACGGTTATCTTGTAGTATCCAGCGATGGGCACCGTGATGGACGAGCCTGACCATGTCATGTCTCCGCCGCTGTCAATGACGGCTTGCCATGTCACAATTACGCCGGCCGTGGTGATGCTGAGCGTTGCCGTGCGGGTCAATGAGATGAACACCGCATCGTCACGACGCTCTGCGGTACTCATGCGGTCACGCATCAATTGCGCTTCATCAGATTGCAGCCAAGTCAATGCGCACCTCCTCGACTCCTTGCGAACTCATCGACAATGACACCGCTTGCACCTTGCGCGTTAATGGCGTGCCAGTCTGCGCATCGACGCTGACGAGATCGCCAAGGAAATAGTCACGACCGTAGCGCCACGCTCCGGACTGCAATACTTCAATGTCGTATGCCTGAATCTTGAAGCGTTGGCGACGAAACCGAGACCGAGCAAGGCTGCGCAGTTGGTTCTCGTTGGTTTGGTCGCTTCCCTTGACGTAGACTTCGCGCAAATCGACGCCGGTCGGGTCGGTCGTTGGGAATTTGGCGCGTATCGGGTTCTTGTCTTTGCCTTTGCTCCCGACGCCATGAAACAACGTGCCGTAGTTCATGAGATTCGTAGAGCGGCTTAGGTTGCCGACGGTGTTGTTGGCTTGGCTGAATTTGACGTAGCTGGTACGGTCGGCACCGAGGTTGTCAGCGTAGAACAACGAATAGCCAAGCGTCGCACGGTCGAAGTTGACGGTAAAGTCAAGCCCTCCGATGTCCGCAACTTTGACCATGGTTTCGTACACGTTTTCGCCACTGCATGACAGTTCGATAGCGTCGCCGATACCGAGGTTGGTGGCGTTGGTTGCGGTCGTAACACGTCCGTCGGCCCATCGTTGCAATTTCGTGCCGTAGCGCCGTGTGAGCGCCGCTGTCATGACTGGAGGGTTTCCGTTGGCGAGGCTGCCAATGTTGTAGTTCCAAAGATTCGTCATGATTGACGATGCGGTCGGGAACGCTGCGGTATTGAAGAACGAGACGCCGGAAAGATTCGGATACCATGCAACGACGCGAGATTGCAAGATGCACTGCGCATCGACGGCCGTCGCCTTCATTACGGGATTTTGTCCGTAGATGCGATCCCAAAACCGTATGAAGCCGGTGAACTCTGTGTATGCCTGCATTCCAATCGCCGGGTCACTTCGGATAATCTCGATGATGTATCCGTAGTCCAAATCGGCAACGACTGGCGCATTGAGGTTCACCGAGAACGTCGCCACGCTTGGCGTGTTGACTTTGTGCACCACTGCGATGTCGAGCGGGGTGACGATGCCAACCGGCACCCCTGCATCGTCGTACAGTTTGATAACGTACTGTATCGCCATGGCTACGCTCGCGAGATCGTGAATACACCGTTTGCGTATGACTGTGCTGCAAGCGTACTAATGGCGCTGATTTTGATGACGTCATTCACTGCAGTCGTCGCAATCAACGAAGTTTGTGTCATGGTGTGCGTCGATGTGCCTGACGATGCCATACGTGTAGACTGCACAAAAGAACCGTTTAACTGAATGCCAAGAAATCGATTTCCGGTCGTGCCCGTCGAGAATACACCGTACGCACTCACAAGGTATAAGCCAATGCGCCGTACGGTGATTTCACCCGTGGTCGTGTTGACGCTGAAGATGTTGTCACCCGTAACGCTTGGCGAAGAGTAACCGGTGATGTCATACGTGGTGTTCGCAGTGGTGAGCGTCGCCGTTCCGCCGCTCATGGTTGCGTAGGATTGGTACGGTAATTGCGTGGTTGTACCGTACATTGCGTATGATGGCGTGATTGCGGTTATCACAGCGCCCGCCACGGTGATGGTGCCAAGTTGGACGTAGACTCGACCAGTGAGTTGTGCGCTCGTAGCGACTGCGAGTCGCACGCTGTACGTTCCAACGGTTGTGCCTGCTACGCTCCGAGACACCGTCAACGGCCCCGACGTGCTGTTAACAAAGATGACGACGTTATACGTTCCATTCAATGTGGAGATGTTGATTGCAGACGATGAAGTGTTCTCGTAGAAATACCCGCCGACGATTGCGGCGCCGTCTTGGATGGTAAGCGTTGCCGTACCTATGCCACTCATTGCCAAGTCGTTGCCGACCTGAAGCACGCCGTCGCTCAGTGTCTTTGTCTCCATCGCGATCATTCGAGCGGTATCGTATCCTGTTCCAACGTTACCGTCGCCAAATGGTGCGCCTGAACCTGTTGCAAACCCAATAGATTGCTCTGCCATTGCTTAGACTCCTATGTAACGCGGATTCCAATTCATTGTGACACTTGAGGCTGCATCTGTTCCGGTTGCCGACACACTAATTGTGTTGTATCCGTCAACAAC